CGCAGCCTCGCTGCTCAAGTCGGTCGTTGCAGTCAACTTAGCCACAACTTCGGTGAACTCACCGATGCCACCAGCCGCAATACCCAACTGACCGCCGAGTGTGGCAATGCCAGCGATGTCCTCGAACGAAGTTGGAATATCGGTCGAAAGATCAACCAGTTCATTCTTCAACTCGGCAGTGGCGGCGGCGCCCTGATCCATGATGCCAGTGGTACGTCGAACAGACGCGAACGCCTTCTCGTAGTCGATAGAGACCTTCAGCGCATAAGCACTCGCCCCAAGCGTCGCCACCGCAACCGCAGTCCATGATCGGGCAACGTCATACATGGCATAGCGCTGTGTGACAAGGCTACGGTTCATAGCATCGATGTCGGCCTGCGACGAACCGTAGGCAAGTCCAACCTTGGCAGCCGAATTACGGTACGCCTGGTGCGCCTTGTCAACCTGAGCCTGAATACGCGCCTGCGACCGAGCCTGCTCGGTGAAAATGCGGTTCTGCTGTGTGGCCTGTGCCATCATGTTGCGCTGAGCGGTAGCGCGCTCACCCGCAACTACAGCCTGCGTCTGCCTAACCGCAGCCTGCTCCGCTGCCGCAATACGGGTATTGGATGCCTTCTGGTACGCCTCAAAGCGCGCGGCACTCGCCACCCGCTGATTGTAAAGTCCGTTTTCCTGCTGGGCGTTGATCTGCGTCTGCGTCATTGCTGCGCGGCGTTCGCGCGTAACGACGGTCTGAGTCTGCTTGATAGCGTTCTGCTCAGCAGCAGCAACACGCGCATTAGATGCCTGCTGATAGGCATTAAAACGAGCGGTATCTGCGGCCTGCTTGGCCCTTGCAGCCGCGCGGTCGTTGTGAATGCGGTTTTCCTGCTGGGCGTTTGCCAGCAAGTTACGCTGCGTCTGCTCCATTTCCTTGCGCACGGCAGTCTGTGTCTGCGTAACGGCAGCCTGCTCGGCGGCAGCCACTCTGGCGCTAGATGCTACACGATAGGCATTAAAACGCGCGGTAGCGGCCTGCTGCTTAGCAATCTCGGTCGAAGCAGCGATGTTAGGAGCATAGGAGTTGTACGCAGCATTCTGACCAATTCGCTGCGCCTTCTGCATCAATGCAAGGTTGCCAGTACCGACGCCGTTAGCCTTAAGCCGGTTAGGGCCGTTCTGCGTGCGTGCAAAGTCGTTCGCTGCGTTGGTGAGGTTACGGTATGCCTGGGTCTGAGCCTCGATACTCTTGGCACCTGCCTTAGCGGCAGTGCCGGTTGTACCAAGGACAGACGCAGCGCTCTGGAGATTGCTCTGAAGACCCCGCCCCGTAGCCTTCTGAAGCGCAGCAAAAGCGGTAGACGCCGAATTAACGCTGCCCCAGCCGCTGACTGTAATGTCAATTAGCGCTTCGGCCTTGTAATCCTCGCTCATGTGCGCGCTCTCCTAGTTTCGTATGCTACGTCTATTCTACAGCAAGTTCTTTGTAATAGTCCTCACGCGTTGGGAGGTCACCTTCTGAGGTGGGAGGCACGGCCGGAACGGAGTACCAGAACTGGCCCCAACTCTTCTTGTCCTTGAGCGCGCTTTTCTTGCTGTCGCCATCGAGCCTCTGAACTTCTGCTGACTTCAACGCACGTTCCGCATAACAGATGCCAGACTGCACCTTGAACATCACGTTGTTGCTCTTAGTCCTGCACAGCCAGACGGGGTGCCCGCACTTGGGGCAGGTCTCATCCTGCAAGCGCTGGTACGCTTCGAGCAACATGAAGTCGAACGGAATCCACGGATCAGTGGGCTGTTCGTGGAAGATCATAGAACAAGGCCGAATCCCCGCCGAGATTGCGGCCTTGATCTTAGGGATGAGGTACTGGTTCTCCCGCTGTGCCAGTACCTCTACGAGAAATCCGCGTTAACGGCCTGGTCGAACTCCCACGCCCTAAACGTCAGAAGGAACATGAGCAGGCGAATCTTGCCAAACTCCTCCTCTGGCAGCCAGCCGCGCAGCGCGACAACATCGTCAACGCTCCAGCGGTGCTCATCAACAGCATCGTTGACATCGGTCACCTTGATGATGCTCTCAGCGATGTACTTGTCAGTGCGGTACAGGAACGGCTCGCCATTATCGAGGTCGGCGTCCTCGCCGAACTTGGCGCGCGTCTCGATATTGATATTCTGCACCACGCCGGGCGCAAATCCGCGCATGTGGAACGTGAGGGCACTCGCCAGAATGGCCTCACGCAGCGGCTTCAACTGCTCGTCAAAGGTGTTGGTCTCTTCACCGGTAGCAGCGTTGTTAGCCTGGAAGTTGATCTTCTCGTACTTGTGCATCTCTGCAACTGCCGTGTAAACAACCGCTTCATCGGTGGGGTACGAACGCCCCTTGGCCGCGTCCAGCACGCTGAAGTTCTTGGTGTCAACCATGTTGTTTCTTCTCCCTTGTGATTGTCTCTATAGTTTAGCAGACAAAAAGAGGCGGACACCTTATGGGTGCCCGCCTCTTTTCTATACCAACTGTCAGGAGACAGTCACCACACAAGCCGTCGTAGCGCCAGTAGCCGCCGCGTGCGTAGCAGTGATGTTCGCCGTACCGGCTGCAACGCCAGTGACTACACCATTCTGCGAGACAGTCGCCTTGGTCTCGTCACTCGACACCCAACGAACCGCCTGAGTCGCACGCTTGCTGCCGAGAGTAGCGCGCACGGTCTTCGACACACCGACGCCAACTGCCAGCGTCAGCGGCGCAAGCACCACTGGCGTAGCGTTCTTGACCTGCGTGTTGACGTAGACATCGCCCTGTGGCAAGAACGCGACGTTGTACTTCACGCTGTCCTCACCCTCGGTGTCGTCAATGAAGGTCGCAGCGATGAACTTGTAAACGTCCACCCACTGACCAGCGGCGACGGTACCGGCAATGCCAGTCGTACCCTGAAGCGCACGGGCCACGATGAAGCCAGGCACGCGTGGCGTACGGAACGCCTGGAACACCTTGCCGAACGTCGAGGTGACATCCTGCACGTTGTTAGGCCGGAAGAACGTCAGATCGCCCGCGAACTGAGCAAAGCCGCGCGAGGTGGCATTACCACGGTCCATGATGGAACGGTCGTCAATGTCATTGCTCGCCGTAGCGCCGGGGAACGTCGAAGTATCCCACGAAATCGCCTCAGAGATGTTCAGCCCGGAGGTGTTAATCTCCGTCGCGCTTGGAGCCGAAGGGTCCGTCAGCGAAATCTCCGGAATCCACCAATACTGAACGTTACCATTCGAAGTAACCTTCTCATCTGCCATCAGGACACCACCGAGTAGTTGATGTTGAGGTCGCCGGTGTTCTTAAACCGAGCGCCATGCTGGAGGAGCGTGTTGTCCTCGACCAAGTTCGAGGGGAAGTCGGTGTTCACGCCGAACATCGAGATGACATCGCTGCCATCCGTCAGGAACGCCGAGCCCTGAGCCTTGCCGATGCGCTTGATCGCCCAGAGCGGACGGTCGGCGCTGAGGGTCAGGTCCCGAGCCAGGTTGAACACGCCATTAGCCGTGACCGAAGAGTCGCGGAGGAAGTCGAGAGAGACCTCGTAGTTGTCGAACGTCGGGTTCTCCACCTGACCAATATCACACACGGTCATCGTGGTGTCGGTCTCGGGGTCCGTCATGTTCATCGAGTAGTCATCGAGCGTCGCACACGACACGTCAAAGACCATCGCGTCCTCGTTGCTCGTGTAAACAAACACGTCGTTCAGTTCCGCAGCCGTGGGAGCCTCAGGATTCGCAAACGCCTCTGGATAGGCAAGCAGAATCGTGACGTTACCGCGAAGCAACTTCTCATTGCCTGCCATTACTCGTCCTCTGTTTCGTAGTTGTTAAGATCGTCGTCGTACATCGCGGCAAGAATGGCCTCGTCATCGTCCTCCACAGTCCCGTGCAGGCAATCCGTACACGGTGCGTCGTCGGGATCGACCTCAACAAAGTCGGGATCGGATGCGTAATGCGCCGGGTACTTACCGGTCTTACCTGTGACCAGGCTCATAAACCATCGGAAATCTGCCATATGACTATCTTACCACCTTTCAGGCATTCCATGCGAGGTTAGTCACCCAACTATAGGCAACCTCCCTATAGTATACCGTGGGATTCGTGCCGGTAGCCGCGCGACTGTACCCACCACCAGCACCACCTTCCAACGTCATCTCGCCAGCATTGGTGGGACGGTAGCCGGTCAGCGACTCGATCACTGCGCCTTGCACAGCGCGGGCAGCGGCGTCGGTAGGTGCAGCGACCTCGATCATGCAGTAGCCGCGCATAGCGTCCTGGCGGGTACTCATCAGGTTACGCCCGCGCGCCATGCGTACAGGCGTACCGAAGTAGACCACGATGTACGGGTAGACCGGAGCCACACCATCAGGCACTTCAGTCGTGTAAACACGCGGAACGATAGTCGCCAGGCGCGCCGTGATAGCGTCTTCGGTCAAGATGGGTGATAGCGGCATTAGCGGCGACTCCTCATTTCACTTCTCATGCGAGCAAAGAACTGCTCACGATTCTGAATAAATGCGTCCAACAGCGCGTGCATCGGAACTACGTCCTTGCCGCTACGCCAGTGCCGGAAACCGTTTTCCTGATAACTGAAGTAGTCCTCATCAGGCCCACCAGCAACGCCCCAGCCGAACTTGCCCACAATACTGCGTCGGTTACGCTTGACGTTTGTCTCCACCGCATCGTGCATGTCCCAGGACTTAGTGCGCCCGTCGCGTGGCGGTATCCCGTTGCGTACCTTGTCGGTAGCACGAGTCTTGATGTAATGGCGCATCAAATCGGCACCATCTTCAACGGTGTCTTCCATGACCTCTTCGGCCATGTCCATCATTTCATCTGGCAGATTCTCGATGCGCATAGCCATTTTACGGATGTCACCGCGCCAGGATACGCGCGCCATTAGGCTACCTTCTCCTGGTCCGCTGTGCAGTAGAACGTGACTTCCAGTGGGTTGCTAGAGTCCATGATCTGACTCACGACATATACCGCGTCGAGTAGTCGCGGATTCAGCGGCGACACAAGGACCCGCATTTGTAGTCCTGGTTCCAAGGATACAGCGTTGTTAGTCAACGGGACAGAGACCAGCACGGTCTGCAACGACGTAGCGTTACCCGGTACCGGAGTCTCATTAGCGTTACGTAGCGGCTGAACGCGCGCCTTGTCCGCGATGTAAGTGGTGGTCGTCTCCGTCCACAGGTCGTCCTCAAGATCGTAAGTCTGGCTATCGACCGAGTAGACCACAACCTCGCAGATCATTCCGCGCTCGGGAACACTACGATACTTGTCCTGCCATGCGATGCTGAACAGCGGTGCACGGCTCACGCCCAGAACCACGTTGCGTCCTCACTCAGCAAATCCGTAGAGAATGCCTCATACGGATAGACCATCTGGAACTCTGCACCACTCAATGCAGATGACTGCTCGCGCAATCTGACGGCGCGCAGCGCGAGGATGGCTACGCCTTCCTTGTCGTTGACGCTCAAGTCGTCGGTACGCACAGTAGCGGCGGCACCGTTCATCGCCATATCAGCGACCATGATGTCCAGCGCATCGGCAGCCGCGAGATAGGCGTCGCCATCATTCAGCAATAGCAGCGCATCGATCTGATCGTCTTCAAAGACGGGTGGCGTGCCAAGGTCCGGCACAAGGAGTCGAACGGTATCGGCTGACATGAGACCTCCTAAGTCTATGCTCTATCTTACCGTATGAATAGACAAAGACCCCGCCTGGAGCAAGGCTCAACAGGCGGGGCCGCAGCGCGCGAGAGAGGGGAGGAGGACACGCTGCGAGTATAGTCTAACACATCTTTTAGGCTAGTAACTCTGGTGCATAGAGCCTCAAAATCTCTCGTGCATACTGTACTTTGTCCTTAGGTCGCTGCCCCTTGGGCTGCGAGGTATTCCATACCTCTAGGTTTTCTAGTCGATTATCTGCGCGGTTACCGTTGAGATGATGTATTTCCTCGCTAGCCTCCAATGCGCGGCCTAGATGCTGTTCAATGATGACGCGATGTTCAAACTGCTGCTCACGCTTACCGTTGACTGTGCGCCGCCTAATGCGGTAGCCTTTGACATTCGTAGTCCAAATGCCCCACTCACCTGATCTACGTATAGTGCGCAGTGGTATGTAGTTATCGCGTTGCGCCGCGTGTGTAGCACATAAACCGTATGATGTTGCCACATTATTGCATTCACCAAACGTACAATCGGTGCCTCGCAATAAGCGCGCTCGGCGCAGTGCTGCGTAGTGTGTACCACAATAGTCACGCGCAACGGCGAAACCAGCGCAGCCCGGTTCCTGGCATGTTTTGCCCAGACCTCCACCACGCTTAAATGTTGCGTAGTGTGTGCCACATAGGCCGCGTGCATCGACACGCTTGGTACATCCAGCCGCACTACAACTTTTGCTCGTCATAGAGCAACTATAACACATGTTTGTTAGTGTGGTGTGACGGCAAAAGAGAGCCCCCCAGCAACTCTGGGGGGCTCTCTTTACTACCTATCAGACACCGGCTCCGGTGCTCCAACAAATGAGTTCCGGCGTCCAGTTAAGCCCCTGGATGACCTGGCGAACCCGGAAGTCGATGGAGTCGTTCGAGAACGAACCCTGGAACGGAGCAATCGCACCGCCACCGACGTAGGAACCCGTCGCGTTGTTGATACGCAACTCCGGAGCCTCGTTGCCGATAAGGGCACCCAACTCCAGAACTGGCCGACGCGTGCCCGGCTTGGGCAGGAGGTACCACGCAGCGCCCGAAACGTACTCGGACTCGATGACCGAGATGTTGCTGAGCGGGTTGTACCCGTTGGACGAGAAGATGTTGACCGGGTTGGTACCCACCTCAGTAGCCGTAAGCAACACGTTGTTGATCTGGTACTCGGCGTTAACGCCCTGCCCAGGAGCAACGATCAGGTTGTAGCCATTGGTAATGACCACCTTACGGCCATTGACCGTACGAGCACCCAACTGCGCGATGCCGCCGATGAGCGCGGCGCGGGAGAGCGGCGCGTTGATCGCAAAGGTCGTACCGTCAGGGTTGGTGCCAGCAGCAATCTGCTCACCAGCGTCAACACCGGAGATGAGGGCATTGTAGACCTCGTACTCCTCGGTGTCAAGAGCAACCTCAAGGATCGCAGACGGAAGCGCCTGGACGAAGCCAACCGCGTCGTTAACAAGCGACTCCCAGGTCAGACCGACCTTGAAACCACGCTTGTGCAGGTTACCACCCTCGTAGTTCTCACCACGCAGGTTGGCGTACGGGTACGCGACACCCTCGGGAACAACCGGCGAGACGTGGCGCGGAGTACCGTCGCCCAGCGTACCGTCATCCCACTCACGGGCCAGCGAGTAGAACACAGCCGGACGGAAGTCCGACAGCGGACGCCGCGAGGCAATCGCAGTCCACGTACGGGGAGCCTCATCGAACTGAGGCATCAGGTTGATGTTGGTCAGGTGAGCAAAGTTGAACACCGCGTCAGAGGTCGTCATGGCCTCAACCAGCGTACCGGCAGCCATACGGTTACCACGCGACGTGGCCTCAACCAACTCGGCCATACGGGTCAACTTGGCCTCAGTGACACCGGCAGGCAGAGCCAGCCGACCATCAAGGGTCAGAGCGTTCTTCATTATCAGGCTCCAATCCGCACAGGCGCGCGACCGGCGACCTTGGCGTAGTCAACGGGGTAGTCCGTGTACCCGAAGGCCACGTTCGTACCCACGGTAAGGGTAAGGGCACCAGCGGTCGTGATGTAAACCTTCACGCCACTAGCAGTCGTGGTCAGCGCACCAGTAACGGCGAACTCCCAGGTACCGTCGAACGCGAACGTCGCAGCGTCAGCCGCATTACCGGCCCCACCGTTAGCATACGTGATCGAACTCAGGCCAGTAGGCAGGCCAGTCGTCTGCGTAACCGTAGCGTTACCCGAAGCGGTAAGCGAGACGGCCGGACCATCGGTGAATGCAACCGGGACACCCGGCTGAATCGTGGTCGGGGTCGAAGTCGGCTGAACGATGGTGCTCAGTGCACGCTCGCGGTAGCGCTCCGTGGTCCCCGCGTAAATCTGGTTAGTAGCCATCAGGACCATGCTCCAATCTTGAAGGTGTTGGGGTCAGTCTTTGCAGCCTCACGAAGAACGCCGCCATCCTCAGACTTGGCACCCTCCATAATCTCGGCCACATACGCCTTCTCGGCCTCAATGACCAGAGCAACATCGGCGTTGGGAGTCTTCATTGCCTCGTACACGCGCTTGCGAGCCGACTCAGGAAGTGCGGACGCCACAAGCGCCTCCGCGACAGTAGCGACATCAGCAGTCGCATCCCCAGCCGGATCAACCACAGGCGCGGGCTTGAGGGATTCGGTAAGCGTGGCAAACATTGGCGCAACAGCAGCAGCCAAAGCCTCCGCGATCTTCTGAATGTCCTCGGGCGTCATACCCTTGTCCTTTCCTGATTCAACAGGCGCGCTCGCGCCCTCAGTGATAATCTTACCATGCGTTTCACGATAAGACTCAATCAATGCCGTAATCTTACCATCGCGTCCCGCACGCGGGACAATGGCAATGGCGTTAAGCGGTGAAGGACTAATAGCCTCCACAATACCCTCAGTAATCGTACCACTTGCCTCTACGCTAAGACCGATGTATTCCATCGCCTCAGCAATGAAAGCGGCAGACTGCTCGAAGAACTTAGCGTCTGCATTCAGCGCCTTTTCCAGCGGGTCATAAAGCGCGTCAGTAAGTGTGACACCCACCAAGTCCTTGATCGAGTGCTGCCCCTTGCGCTCCCACGTATCCGACTCCATGATGTGATCCATGAAAATCTGCGTACCGGCAGGGAACGCCGCAGCGCCGTCGCGCTCCAGTACGTCACCAGGGTAGAGACCGCTAGAACCGACACCCTCAGAAATCAATCGAATGCGCGCCTGCGTGCCAGCAATACTTAGGCTGGCGCTCTTGCTTTCACTCAGTCGAATAGTCATGTGTTGATTCTACCTTACTTTTCGTTATCGGCGTCGTGGTTAGTGGTGTCCTGATTAGTACCGCCAGCCACAGCGCCCGAGTTACCCTGAGACGCAACCGGATCAGTCGTATCAGCCGGGTCCTTACCAGCGTTGAACGCGTCCGGCTTGGGTGGGGTCTCGTGCAACTTCTGCACGTCCAGCAGGTCCAGTGTTCCGGCGCGCGCCTCATCCTGCCACAGCAAGCCAGCCGTGTACGACGTAGCCAGCGACTGCGCCTCACGGTAAGTCTGATCCTGAGAGATGTTGGGGAACGTCACCTGCGGATCAGTTGCACCGATGTCGGTCAAAATCTCGCGGTAGAAACCCTTCCACTCGTCCTGGATTGCAGTCATACCCTTGAGCGTAGGCTCGTCCAGCGTACTCGCCGCGCCGTACGAGCCACCCGTAGCGCCGGGGCTGCTCAGCAGTGCAATGACGGGAACGCCGAATGCCGTAGCGACCATAGCGGCTAGCGGCTGTCCGTTGCTCATATTGACCTGCGCGCTGGGGACACCCGCGCTAGCGAGTACGTTGCCGCCACCAAGCACCGCTGTGCCGCCCACACCGGGCTGCGCCACGCCGATAGCGGCATTCTGCGTGCCCTTCTTCGTGGCCGACTGCACAGTCCAAGCGATCTGCTGCAACGCCTTGACCAGTGCACTGTTGTCGCTCAGATACTCGCTGTACGCGACCGTCCATACGCTAGCGGCCAACGAATCTGGAATACCATAGGTCCAGCCAACCTGACGCTTGCTAGCCTCGTGGTAGATCACCGCATCCTGCGCTACCGGAATCGACTTGCCGTTGGTGCTGATGGTCTTCTGGATCGTACCGTTGCGTCGCCCGCGCCCAACCTTGGACTTCTTGTAACGCGCCAGCGGGTACCACAGTTGACGCTCCTTGCCGTTAGCCGACCACGTACGCAAGAAGTAACGCACCTTCGAGGCATCGTCACTGTCGGTGAGCGAGGCGCTAATCTGCGTCATTGGCACGAGCGTGAAGATGTTAGTCTTCTCGTCGCGCACGACGAACACGTTGCCATCCGTAAACTTAGCAAGGTTCAGCGTGGTGTACGCCTGTACAGAGAACAGCGTGCTCACGTTGTATAGGTTGGACATCGCGGTCTTTACCTTACCGGTGTCAACACCGGTGAAGTTAATACCACGGCCGAACACGTAGGCATGACGCAACTGCGCGCCGCGAACGTGCAACGGGTTGGCTGCGGCCATGTCCTGAAGATGCGGTGAGATAGTCTGGAGCGAGGCCAGCGTTGGGCCGCTGCCGTCGTCATTACGGCCAGCCAACTTCGTCCAGCCGATGTCCTCCAGATCGAGAACCTTCTGGGCCAGACTCTCCTCAAGCATGTCGATCTGACCCTGCATCGTTGCAAATGCCTGGTTCAGTTCGGCGAGCGGATTGGTAGACATGTACTAGTCCCGTCTAAAAGTTACGCATTACAGTGAGATACGTTGGCACGTCACCGATGATATCGGTAGGGTTAACCCTAATCTTATCACCTGCTTGCAATTGAGCGAGCGGATTTTCGAGGTCGAAATGCAGCGACGCATAGATTGCGCCGTCCGCAAGGTCAGGCGAACGCATTCCGCGCGACTTCATATCTTCCTTTGACTCCACCTGAAGACCGCCCGACTGCTTGTTAAACTGGTACTGAACACCAAGCAGTTCGTCGTGCAGTTCCTCGTCGGCCGGATCAAGGTCAATCTCGCCATGCGCACAACCGCGCCTGAAGTTGTCCCATGCATAGGCCCGGAAGTTGTGCCACTGCCTGCGGTCAGGGCTAGCAGCCGAACCGTGTACCTCGACAACCGTGTAAAGACCCTCACACATCTGAACCAACTGGTCCTTGACACCGCCGCCGACACCATCGGAGTCAACGTAGACCACGCTGGCCGCTGTCTCCAGCGCCAGGCGGTGTACGCGGTTAGTCGTTTCAGTCGTAGCCGCCTTGGACCACGCATCAACGAACCTGATCTGCCCGCCAACGTTGGAATACACCACGCTACGGTCCGCACCCATGCGAGCAACGTCAACGCCTAGCACGGGCCGGATGTCCTGGTCTGCAAGATCGGTAGCCTTGGCGGTCTCGATGTCGGCAGGTGTAAACAACGAGTTGTCCGAGTCGAAGGCAAACTCGCCCAGCACGCGTGCCTTGTAGCGCGCACTGTTGGGGCCATATTCCTTACGCTTGTCCTCTACGTAGTTCAGGCCGGTCAACTTGCCAAGGGCATCTTCGGACATGTCGAAGCGCTCGTCCGTGAAGTTGGGCGAGTCGAGTACAGAGATGGTGTGCCGTGTCCAGCCGAGGTCTTCCTTGAAAATCTTGCCAAAGTAAGACGCGGGGTTGGTGGGGTTGGCGATGAGAATACGCCGCGAGTTGTCGTTGCTCGTGATGTTACCAAGCGCGTCGATCAGTTCTGCGCTAAGACCACATGCCTCGTCACCGATAGCAAGCACCGCGCCGTCGTGGAGACCCTGGAACGAGTCGTCTTCCTTGTTCTCAGGCGGCTTGCGACCAAAGCCAAGGATAGTCCCGCCCATCAACTTCCACTGGTTGTCGGCCGTGATGTAGCCGGGCAGTTCGTGGTCAATGTCGCCGTCGCGGTAGCGCAGCGCAACCAAGTCCTTCATCTTGCGAATTTCTCGCCAGACGATAGCGCCGATCTGGGCCTGTGATGGCGCAGTAGACGCGACGAACACATTGGGTGCTCGGGTGTCGATCCACCAGCAGACCAGCACAGCCACAAGGAACGACTTGCCAACGCCGTGCCCGGCCTTGACTGCCACTGACTTGTTGTGCACGACCGACTGCGCAATCTCGCGCTGCTTGCTCCACAACTTGATACCAAGCATGTACTCGGCCCAGGCGTTAGGGTCGGAGTGGTACTGCTCGGACTTAGACTTGCGCTCCAGTTCAACGTTAGCCTGCTCCGCAACAGCGAGGAGAAGGCTACTCATCAATCAGCGCTGCCTGCTCGGACATACCGATGCGAAATGCCTCATCAATGGTGCTGACGTTGACGACCTCGCCGTACTCCTGCACAAGTAGATCCCGCGCCCGCTGGTACCCGGCCTCCACCAGACTCAGCAGCATCTTGGCCTGCGTGCGGGTGATGATCTGGAGTTCGGCATCGCTGATCTTGCCCTGCTTGTCCAGCAGATCGCTGAGCGTGCGCACCAACTTCAGGTAGGCGTCAAGTGCCTTGGGGTTCTCGACATCGACCTCGTACGCCTCAAGATTCTCCTTGATCTGGAACACGCTGTGCAGCAGCAACTTGCGCCGCTCGATGTCATCCCACACGTCACGCGCCTCAAGCAGTTCGCGCACGCGCGTAACGGCCTCGACAGCGGACATGCCAAACTTAGCGGCCATCTCGACGCCGCTGTACCCATTGGCGGCTGCGCTGAGCAATCCCTTGTCGCGCAGGCTCAAATCCTTAGTTGCAGCCACGGAGTGCCTTTCTCAAATCCTTCAAATCCTCCACTGCCTCAGCAGCCAAAGTACGTTCGGTGCGGTCATCAGACGAATCAATAACGTCCTGCCACTTTTCGATAAGTTCGTTCAATGTATCTCTCATAAACGTCAGCGTACCATATAACAAAGGCACCCCGTAGGGTGCCTTTGTTATAGATGACGAATCACCTCACTCAGCCAATGGCCGCGCTATTCTTGTCACCGATCTGCTTTGCAGCAAGAACCTTGACAACTGTCAATGCCGCCGTCAATCCGGCCACACCGGCAGCCTTAGCCGCGTCCAAGTCGTAGACACTGGTAGCAACAAACGTAGCCGCAATGGCATACGCAACCGACCAACCAATGCGCTCTGCTGCGTCCTTCCAGAACGTACTTATCTGCATATGGTTCTCCTCTGCGAGATGTGTCATGGCTTCTCGGTAACCTGTACCGATGTATTGAATACTACACCATTAACCAAACCATCGACAACCGCAGCAGAAAGCGCCTCGGTGTCCACACCCTGCGCCGCAGACAATGCCGCAATCAGGGCCTGCTGCTCAGCCAGCGCTGCCTCAAGACGCATCACAATGGTCTTCGTGTCGGCCAACTCCTGCAACGCCGCAACGTTCTCGGCGCCACGTCGAACCGTCTGGTTGCCAAACGCATTAGCCTCAGCGTCGATCAGCAACTTGTAGACGCTCTCGCGGCTGTCGGGGTTGGCATAGTTCAGCAGTGTCCCCACAATGAGGTCTGCGTCTGCCTGGCTAATCGCCATGTCGAACTCCTTTATCTGGTCTGGAACTACGTTCTTTGCCTTGTTGCTTTCCCAATGCCACGGCTCTTCGACGCCAACGCCGTCGCGTGCCCAGAGCGGATTGACAAAGCCAAACTTCGGCGCATTGGCGAGCATCCACAGATAGGGCTTGCCGTACTTACCTCCAAGATTACCAAAGTCAATTGCTAGACCCCAGCCGTGGTTACTCGTGCCGGGCCTAGCGGCGGTGCCCACACCGCTAGGCGGATCAGCGTAGTAATCCTGCTGCCGAGCATAGGTGCGATAGCCTTCGTTGACGGTCAGGTTGTATCCAAACACGCCTCGGAACGCCTTGTTCAGCGCAATCAGGTTGTCAAGAATGTCAAAACGCACATACTGCGAGGTAGCCCAGGGGATTGCGCGCAGGACAAGGCTTGGTAGTTTACCGTTTGTGAGTAGCATTGATTCCTCTCTGCGTGTGTTCCATGTAGTAAGTGTGCTCGATACCAAGAATGGCAAGATTCAGGAACACCAGTGCCCAGACTACTTCATAGCCCTCATAGCGCTTAAAGATCACTGACGTACTGAACACAGTGAGCAGTAGCGCAAGACCAAGGCCGGTGCCCATAGTATTGCGTCCATATGGATTCTTGTGCCAACGACTACGCACTGCATACCACGCCACGAACACCCACCATGTAGCAGTAGCCGCGAGCAGTATGGTGGTCGAAACCGTACGCGGTGTAAACATTAGCATAGATGCCAACACTACAGCGGTGACAGCCACATACGCGCCAAGCATTCTCATCCGATGTTCCCTTCAATACCAAACACTCGATAGCCAAAACCATTCTCGCGCTGCAAACGCGCGTGTCCTTCGGCTACCCGCTCAGCAAGACGCTGCAAGTTCAGCATATCCATGTATCCGACCTGCGTTGTTAGGACCCCCTGCTGAGAGCGCTCGACAGCAACATCGGCTTCCCGCTGCCGTTCGGCAATCTGAGCACTACGGCGTCTCATTAGTCTCACCCGACTTACGGACTGGCTTTGAAGGTAGCGCGTCCAACACGCGCATCATAGTATCCTGGCCGACCAGAATCTTGTTAAGCACTTCCGCCTGACCGCGATTTGTCTCTTCAGCAATCTCGCGTCCGTGCTCTGCGGTCTCCCACGCCTTGTGCAGCGTATCAGCGACCTTCTGAACCTGATCGACTTCCTTGCGTGTAGCAATGTCGCCTCTGAACAGCATCACAACGACAGCGGCGAGCATACTGAGTAGAACGCCAATAACGCTTGCGGAGCCCCAGAGGGGAATGCCTTCGATCATCTGAGACCCCCGTGATTACCGTTGAATAGCATGATGACCTTAGTCTACCACGTAGTAAAAAAGACCCGCTTTCGCGGGCCTCTCTTGGTGTATCAGGGATGCTCTACGTCCCAGAACCGGTCTATGTGCGGCTCTTTCAGATTGGCCTTATACGTTATCGGCTGAGATGTGATCTGTAAACCCGGCGCGGTATACGGCGCGTAAGGGTTGTAGTAGAACGGCCAAGCATCCTGCGTCTCAGTCGTCGTCCGCTTGATGAGGTTGCCTGCGTTGTCAAACTCCTCCACAATGACCTTGCTCATCGCAGCACCTCCGGCAGCGGGTTCTTCTGCGCCTGCTTGAACGGCACTGAGACAAGCCTACCGTTACGTGTAAGATACTGACCGTTTACATCCTGCATCATTTCGTAGCCGCTAACGCTACCGTTGTGTACACTGAAGCGTCCGTTGTCCCAGATCAGGTCAGGCTTGATACCCTCGCCCTCCAGCCACTCCAGCAGCGCGTCGCGCTTCTCGCGCGTCATGTCGTTCGCCGTGAACCTCATAGAATTTCGATCCCCTTCCACATCCCGTTGCTACTCGTAAAACCGAGCATACCAGTCTTTGAGGTAACTCCCTTCATGTTGGCGTACCAACTGGAGCCGTTGTCGCTCGTAGGTGCTCCGATGGCCCAACGCGAGTCACCGGAGTGCTGCACACGGAGCCCATGAAAGTGACCATACAGGAGAATGTCAGCCCTGTCAAGCCCACTACGGCGCCCGTGGCTCTGGCCGGTCCACCACGTTGCCGCGATAGTCTCCGGCGACTTGCCCTGGTGCCCGTGTACAGCGCCAATCGCAGTGCCATCAATCGTACCAATGGTCAGCGCCTCCTCATACTCGGTAGGCCGGTGGAACGACAGGTGGCTATACTGCTCGCGGTCAGCGAACACGTCTTCCAACTGGTGCGACACCTCAATGCCGAAGTCGTCGTTCGGCGTGCTTGCCAAGTCCTTGCTTCCCGGCGCGCGCACCTGGCAGTGGTTGCTCGGCACAGCGATGTAGTTCAGGTTGGGCGTCAGCGGGGCGAACATCTTGATCGCTTCGGTCATCAAGCGGCGCATCACTCTGATCTGCGTCGTCAGATTCAGGTCGTTGGTCTGCGCCTGCCCGCCAGTGTTGCTGAAGCCCTCAATACCATCGCCCAGATCAAACAGGTTAATCTCGGCTGGCTTCTCCCGCAGCACTCGCTCGCGCGCTGCGTACAGCGAGCCCATGACCCGCAGTTCCAACTCGGCGGTCCCACCCTGGGCGTCGGTCTTACCAACCTGGAAGTCCGCCAGACAGAGGTTGAACGCTTCACGCGCATAAGTGCTCATGTCGGTACTTGGCGGTGTAAACACGTAGTTCTCGATAGCGCGCTCGATGTCGTCGTACGACGCCACCTCCAGCAGTGCTGCGCGCGCAGGGCTGTACGTGATCTTCTCATACGAGCCGTCTGGCAGGCGTACGGTCTTACCACGACTCGTGATGATTTCGTTCGGGACACCGAAGAACTCATCAACCGGCGGGTTGCTCGCCCTGTGCCTCCGGATGGTCGCCTCTGACGTGTCCAACCTCCGAGCATTTTCGGTGTTCGTCAATGCCGGGTTGATTGCCGCACAGATCGGGCAATCCTTGGGGTGCGTCATACGGCTTCCTTCTGCTCGAAACCGAGTCTGCGCAACAAATCATGCAGCAACTCGACTGACATCATTACTACTCCGGGCTCAAGTACGTCAATTACAGCATACATGTCGCTAATCGGGTCATACCACCGCTCACTTGACATGTAGGCGTTTTCTCTACAACACATGTTTCTGTCTCCTCCACAACAGTAAGGGGCGCAACGCCGCAGCGCTACGCCCCTAGACTATCACAGGTCAGGCCGTCAAAGCCTTCCATGCGTCAATTTCGACCTGCGCGATCAGTTCCGTGTTAAGGTACGAGCCAGACTCGAACAACGAAATCTCCTCTGGCGGGTTAGCCAACTTCTTGAGCGCCGTGACCTGCTCTGTCATCCACGCCGCTCGGACACTGCCAGCGGTGTCGCTCGCCTGGCGCGGAGCCCCGAACTCGGCAACCGTCCATCGAGTGATGCCGACCTGCTGCATCCACGCCTGGGCCTTGGCGACCATCGGCAGGAAGTCAGCATACGAGTCAACGATCCCGTCGAGGTCGAGCGCGAGCACGTCAAACGTGGTCGGGTCGATATAGTCCTCAGGAACATAGTTCTTCGTCGGAGTGAACGTCCATCCCGACATGACACCCATGAGCACAAGGTCGGGACGCTCCTCACGGATGAACGCAGCGAACTCCCGGTGAATGGCGATCATTGGTGCAGCATCGGCGCCCTTACGTGTCTTGACATCAGACTCATGCCAAACACATACCTTGGCACCGGCAGGCACCGATCGCAACGCTGCGCGAGCCGCAACGCGGTCGAGCGGCACTCCGAGCGTCGGCTTCCATGACAACTGCCACGCGCCCACACCGTTGATAGGTGTAAACACCGTCCAGCCAGACTGCGAGAACAGCCGGACCGTACCGCCGACTCCCCAGCGATCAAGGATGCGCTGCGCAGCAGCCGCGCTCATGCCGCCGGTCAGCGCGCTCGCGCCGAGCAACGTGCGCACCGGAACTGGCTCCACCCACGCGGCCAATTCAGCCTGTAGCGCTGCGAGCGTCGCCAGGTCGGTGTTCAGCAACGATGAGTTGCTCAGTGCCATTGCCGAGCCGGACTTCAGTCCGGCGATGTGCCGGTCCCGGTCAGCGGTCGTCTTGGCGATCTTGGTCTCAAGTTCAAGTCTAGTTACCATGAAGCGTCTCCTTAGTTGTCGGTCTCAAGATAGGTGCGCATGTGTGCGAAGACGACCGCGAGTGCGGTGCCCCCGTTGTTCATATAGCCGTGCCACGACAGCAACTGCGTAGCCAGTGGTAGGTCCGTACTGATCGTCCCAGATGCAATATCGCCGGTATCCAGCCGCTTGACACGCCACCCGACCGTCGAGGCGTTTGGAGCAGCAAAGAGGTCCAACTGGTAGACCGCGGTGGTGCTGTTAGAAGGGAACGACGCACTGAGCGGAACCTTGGTACAGGTACCGCTAGCATCGTTGGGCATGATCTGAAGTGTCGTGTCAGCCGAGTCCCATCCCACGAAGATGCAGTTGGTTAGTGCGCTCGGGCTCTGCGTGGTGGCGATGGCGGACGTGGTGCCAAAGAGCCCGACCGCCAGCCGCTGAAGCGACGTGGTGGACTCAACACCGAACGTGCTGACAAGGTGGAAGCCGCCACCGCCCGCGATATCGCCGCGTAGGCAATCAACCGCCGCCTGACGAAGTTCGCTCGCGGAGTTTGCCGTTGCTGCACTGGTGACGATGCTGCGGCGGCAACCAACGCGGAAGCCGCCAGCAGCAATGGCAGGGGTCGACACCGTGCCGACCGCCGTTGGCGTCACCCAGTTGATGACCGAGAAAGCAGTGGAGGTGTTCGGGAGAATCATGCGGGCAGCATTTCCGAACAGGGCGGGCTGAAGTACAACGTCAAGACCCGAAGGCCCGACGATCTTTGCCAGCATCCGGCCCGCAATGTTGCGGGCATAGAACTTCATGCGCCCGGCAGCAGGTACAGAGGGCTCGCCAGCGAGCGCCAGCATGTCGAGGTCGGTATCGGTGGTGCTCGCCAGCGCAGCCCCACCGTATGCCAGCGAGGTCCATGCGGTAGCACCGTTGCCGATCTTGTACTTACCGGTGTCGGTCTCAACACCCATCTCACCGGTAGCCAGCACCGGATTTGCACTCGTCCACGAAGCAGCGGTGCCATTGCGCAACTGAATCTGCTGAGCCATTACGGCGTACCTCCATCAATGGGGGTGATGCCCCCGTAGTTAGTTGTTGGTGTTCCACCATCAATATTACCCGATGTAGCGCCTCCGCCTGTGATGGGTACACCGCCAACAGTCAGTGCGCCATCAATGTCCACATCACCCATGAAATAGGCGTTACCGCCCTTGTAGAAGCCGATCTGCGTGGTGCGCACACCATCACGCTTATCGGTCATCTCAAAGACTGGCGTAGCGGCGTCACGCGCCGTATACTCGGTAGCGTCGTCTGCGACGTATACGCGGAAGCCTACCGTATTCGAGGCGCGCGGTGTCGCGCGAGGCTCTGCATAGCCATTCAGCCAGAACGTCGTGTGCGTCACACCGGTCAGCGGGTCGTACGTAAACCGCAGTCGGTCTACGCCCTCGCCAGAGCCATCGTCAACGATGGTGTAGTGCCCGACGAACTCAGTGGCCGGGTCTGTGATGCTGGCTACAGCACCCAACCCGCCGCCCGCATCGGCTTGCCATGCCACATACGCGCCAAGCATTCTCATCCGATGTTCCCTTCAATACCAAACACTCGATAGCCAAAACCA